GCCATTGGGTTCTCCTTTAAAGAATTTTCCAGCTGGAACTCTACCGAATACGAGTTTGGACATATTATTCTCTTTTAATTAACAGTTGCAGTTGCAGTTACAAACAGCGCCAACTTGGCACGTGCCAAAGTTGCCACTTTCAGCCATATGCGCTGACGTTACGCGAGGGGTGGTGTTACCATGGGCACTTGCGCCTTGTCCTACGTTATCAATAAATCCACCGTAGTTACCCAAGTTATTTGAGAACTGAGATAATGAAGTGGGTAGACCAGATAATGAACCGTAAGCAACGATAACTGCACCAGTAGAACCTTGAACAGAAGTAACAGGAACTGAAACAATAACTGCACCAGTATTACCTTGAACTGAAGTTACGTTTGCAGCGATAGTTGGGTTACCAGCAGCGCCATCGCCGTTAGTAACAGAGATACCAGCACCAGCAGTAATAGTTCTTAGGGCAGCAGTGTTAGCAGCAGTTTTAACATAAACACCAGAAGTACCAGTAAGAGCACCGATAGCAGATAAGTCACCATCGAATGGTTGAACGTCAGTACCAAGAACTAAACCAAGAGTAGAACGAGCAGTAGCAGCATCAGCGTCGTCAATAAGACTACGACCATATGCTGAAAGGGTAGTAACAGCAGCAGCAGCTGAGCCAGTAAAGTATGGTAATGCGTTAGCAGCAGATGTCACACCAGCAAGAGCAGCTAGGTCAGCATCATACGCTTGAACGTCACTACCAATTGCAACACCCAAGTTAGTTCTGGCTGCAGTAGCAGAAGTAGCACCAGTACCACCCGCAGCAACACCTAGTGTGGATGTAAGAGCAGTAGCAGTAGAAGCATTACCAGAAAGGGTGGCGGTAATAGTTCCAGCAGAGAAGTTACCAGAAGAATCACGAGCAACGATAGTAGAAGCTGTATTTGCTGTGGCGGAGTTTAATCCATCTAGCAAATCAGCGTCTAGACCAGATCCAGCGCCATCAACAGTAACAAGTTTGGCTAGAACGTCAGCTGCAGTATAACTGGCAGCAGTTTGGCCAAGTGCAATCTGCGTGGATATGTTTGAGAAGTTTGCGTCGACTTCAGCGTTGGTAAGAGGACTACCTTTGGTAGATCTTAGCGTTAGCGATGGAGCAGTTATAGATGCCATTTAAGTTTCCTTAGTCAGTCTTATTTAGTAGATACCAGCTGTAGAAGCAGCTGTTTTATATCTGATAATTCGTTCTTTATGTTATTTATGTCTTCTGTATGTTGAGAAATTTCCGCTTCTCGAGCTTCTGCTTTCCTCTTTCTATCGAGGTATTCTTCATACTCAGTTCTATTATTATTTAGGATTGCGCCAGTAGCGGTATCTCGAACTAAACTGGCGTGACCCTGTACTTTTAAAAAATGATTCATTAAGGACAAGCAATAACTCTAAAGTCTTTAATGATAGGAACAGCTGACGTATTGGTAGAATTCATAACAATTTTAACCACGATAGTGTCAAAAGAAGGCATATCTGTTAAAGTGTAAGCAATATCACTGAAAGTAGGATTACCATTATCTACCTTAGTAACTACGCCATCAGCTGTCATCAGAGTATATTTAGTATTATCTAACTGAGTGCTGTCGCCAGTACAAGTCTTATAATAAACAGAAACATCAGCTTCAGCAGGGATATTTGCAGCTAGCATAACTCTTAGGAAAGTAGTAGCATTTGCAAATTTAACTGGGGTAGTTACATATTTACTCTGTGAAGTGCTACCAATCGGAGCAATTTCGTCAGCGAATAAGATTCTAGCAGTAATAGTAGTACCAGAAACAGAAGCCTCGCCAGTAAACGTAGTGTTTAAAGTAAGAGTACCAGTAGTTCCATCATCACTAAACCCAGTAACTAAGAAAGTCCCATTATTACCACCAGATGTTGCTCCAGAAATAGTAACAAATTTACCAATACCTATACCAGCCATTGCAGTTCTAACACCAGCGACAGTGGAAGTAATAGTCCCACCTGACACAAACGTAAACGCACCAGTAGCATGAGTAAACGATGTAATATTATCCAGAGCAGATACGTTAACATTGGACTCAGTTGGTTTATTCAACTTATTACTAATTGCAATTAAACTTGTACGAGTAGTATCGATAACTGGAGAAACTGAGTCGTTAGTAGTTTTCATCTGAGCAGAGAAAGTTACCGACTTAGCGCCAGCCAATGATATATTCTCATTAGTCTCAGAAGCAATCATTCTCGGAGTATAAAAATAATTATTTTCTTTATTTAACGCAGGAGAAAATCCAGAATCACCTACATATGATGATTGACTACCATCAACTGATTTACCAGAAGTAGTTTTAATATTAAATGTAGTTGCTGTATCAGAGAATGTTTGCATCTGAACAGAAGGAGTAATAATATCATATTGAATATTTCTGCTGGCTTTTACAAAAGTTCCACCAGTATATCCGCTAGTGGTAGCTGCAGTAGAGACAGTGAATGTATACGAATCAGGATCAACATTACCAATAATCTTAGTAGTGAATATTTCAATAGCTGGGATACCATTAATTGGAGATACATATTGGAAAGTAGAACCAGCAGCAGCCACAACGCCAGAATTGGCAGTAAGAGTCAATGAAGTATTACTTGCGATAGAAGCAACGGAACCAATTAGAACATCAGCAGAGTTATAGATACTTGCTCCAACTGCTAGTTCAGTTGTAAACGCTGTGCCAGAACCAGTAACAGTAGTGCTACTTGTTGAAGCAGTAATAGTTCCAGTTCCTGGATCATTACAGTTAACTGCAGAAATATCTACAGTAGAACCAGTTGGCATACCATGATCGTAGTGCCACATACGAACAGTTGTTGAACCAGAAGTAGTTTGGAATGGATCAGTATCTAAAGTATCGTATGGAACAACATCATTGACAAACTCAATATCACCAATTACAGAAGTATTAAACACAGCACGTTTAATTGTAAACTTAATATCAGCGTTATCGTCTGCAGTCCAAGTAGATGCGTTCTGTGATTTAAACATTACACCAGCGTAAGGTTGAACCGAAATAGATCTTCCTGAACCTGGGATCTGGTCACCCATATAAGAGATCCAAACATTATATTTATTTGAATCAGACTGAAGAACGAAACAGTATTCAGTATTATCCTGAACATAAACTGGACTCTCAAACGTGAATGTTGTTGCAGTATCATAACTACGTTTGGAAGTACCATCAGGCATAGTTACAAAATTAGCAGATAGATTAACTTCTTCAGAACGCAGGGTCACAACACCAAATGCAAGAATGTTTTTGCCTGGAGTTCCATTTACCATCTCACGAACTTGTAGAGTAACTGGTAGATTATCATCTTTAGTAGCAAAGAATATATCAATGGAAGTTAAGAATGCGCCACCCTTTTGCTGAATTAAGAATGATTGAGCCAGTGGGTCATACCAACCAGTGTCTGAAGTTACACGATACGTAGTATCGAAAATAGTTTGTTCGTCAGTTATTTCTTCTTGAACTAGTGTTGCGTTTCTTACAGCATTAACAGTTGCTTGTTTAGTAATCAGTGTACCATCAGCAACATAATTAGTAATACCACGTGAAGTGTAATCACCATTATATGTTGTAACGTCTACTAATCTAAATTCTCTTGTACCAGTTCTAAAACGAATCGCATCAGTTTCTGGAATATTAAATAAAAATTCTAATTCACCAGCTGCATTTGTTACTAGTGTAGATTGTGGTGTTATTGAAACAACAGTACCTTGTGCACTACTATTTGATCCAGAGATAGTCTGCCCATTGGCAAATGTACCTTTAACATTTACAACACTTAAAGAATATGCATCATTTTCGTCAAGATATACGTTAACAACTACCGCTGTTGCAGTACCTGCGCTATTGGTAATAACATCACCAGTGTTCAAGCATACTTGTGAATCACCTTCGATTCTACGTGCAGTTGCAGAACCTTGACCGCCTACGTTTACTTTATAATTGAAGGTACCAGATGTTGGGGTGTACACCAATTTCTGCGCTGCAATACAATAACTAGAAACATCGACGCCATCAAAATATGGATAGAAACGTGTGGATGGTTTTAGTTTATAAGCCTGTGTAAGAATATTTCTTGAGCGAATATATGGAATAACTGTAGTTGAAACTGTTCTATCGTCAACTTGTTCGTAGTCAGTTTTTAGTTCAATTTTTGTACTAACACCAGTTCTAGATTGACCAACTGTAGTTGCAATTACATCTGCAGTTACTGTACGGACTGCCCAGCCAGGTGCTTGTGGACCAAGTCCAAATGTAGCATCTAAGAATGCTCCACCATCACCACCACGACGATCTGCGCCAAAAGTTTGACTACCAGTAACAACTGCATCACCAATCCATTGAGTTTTCCAAGCACCCCAAACACTACCTAACACTCCATCTTTTTGGGCTTGCGCTTGTATAGAATTATAATTACCTTCTACCTGTTGAATAATGTCAGGCATTCTAGCAGTTTCAAACCAATCATCGGTTGGAGGATTTAATTGAACATTGCCAAGGAAAGTAAAGATAGCGAATGGGTTAATATTTTCAAGACGAGATGCGTATACTTGTGTAACTATTGGGGTTGTAGTATATGGTAATGTAATGATATCACCAGTCAACTTATAGTTTGCAGCTGTACGAGCAGAGTCGTTTGAGTATTTTTCCAGTAGATTTGCGTTATATACTGTATAGAATGGGCGAAGAGTATTTTCTTTCATGTCAATAGCACAGAAATAATCTTCAGAACCAACATTACCTAATTTATTCCCTGCAAAATTATCAACAACGAAACCATTCTTCATTCTATCTAAACCAGAACTATCTCGAATTGACAATGATTGAGTTTCTTGCTCAAGCATACTTAGAGCAGTATAATATTCTAGAGTATTGATACGCTTATCTAAAGCACCGATATCACGCATGGTGTATCTTTTATTATCAACCTTAAAAGAAACAACATTAGATTGTGCTGCATTAAATGTATATGCACTTAAATCTAGAGTATAAAGGACCATGCCCAAAGATGGGCTTGCTGGGTATCCTGGAGTTAGAGATGAGACACCAGCAATATTGAAAATTAAACCATTGTAGTCAACAGCAATTTTATCGTTTCTTGGTAGATAGTAACTATAATCAGCAGTAACCGCTTGACCACGTTTCGGCACGCCAGAAACAATACCACCAGTACCAATAAAGTTTTTAGCACCGACAGATTTATTTGCCACACGTGGACGGAAATCTAATGCATCTCTTAAAACTGGTGGTATATCTTTATAGTCAATACCGCTGTATGAGTTAACATCAAAGTAATCTCCAGCCCCATGTTCAAAGTATTGATATGTTACTCTAATTGGGTTTGATGGAGCAGCATAAGATGGTTTTAATGTTAGCGTTGCCAAATCATAGTGAGTAGATCTTGAACCACTATCAACATCGTAACGATCTGAAATATCAACAGTATATTGATTACTTGTTGGGGTGCTACCAAAAGCAATACTTGGAGCCATTGTAATACTTACGATCCTAAACAAATCTGCTTTGTCTAGGGAAATAACATTCGCTTGCGCAGCTACAGCTGTAGTAAACGATTCAAAAGTGTTTGTTAAGGTTTTAGTTTTCTCGAAGCCAGAACCATTACGAATAACTGTTGCAATAACAGAAATTGAACGACCAGATTGAGCAGAAGGAACAGTAATACTACAAGTTGATCCAGAAGGATTGATTGCAACTGGAGTAATAATAGTACCACCTGCTCCAGCATCATTATCAATAACAATATAGTTAGTAGGCTCTGCAGTTGGAGCGAAAGTACCAGAAGTGCTTAGAGTCAGTGACACGCCAGTAGCAGTTTGGGTAAACTTCTGTTGAACATAGAAAGTTGTATTATTAGTACCACCGCTACCAGCAGTTCTCATAGAACGGATTGCTTGATATGGCAGCGGGAAAATTAATGATTGTTTCTGTGGTTCAAGAATCTCAGTTGTACACTTAGCAATTGTTGCACCAGTAACTGTAATAGTTGCATCAACAGTAATAGTACCTTGAGCAGATACTGCTGTTACTTTACGGAAAGATCCAGCACTACCTCCAATAAGAACTAAATCATTAACTTGTAAATCTGTTAAGAAAGATGTACCAGTACCAGTAACTGTTGTTGAAGAAGCAGTTACTGAACCAAGCAATTGATTAACTACTGGGTTAATATCAGCAGTAAAGTTTAAGTTAGAATCAGAAAGTGCTGTATATGCGAAACCTTTAACATCAGCGTTAAAAGAATATCCTGGATTCATTTGAACCTCAAACAAACCAAGTTTATAAATTGCAGTATAACCAAATGGTAAACCATTATGCCATTCTATAAAACGTGCACGAGCGTAGCCAACAATAGTTCCTTGAGGAGATCCTCGATTTGCAGAACCAGTTATGTTATTATATAATGTAATCTGCGCAAGACTATCAACTGGAGGTAAATTGTTTACGTTTGTAACTAATACATAATTACCAACAGTAGTATCAACAACTGAAGCAGTAGCCTGAACGAAGTCGCGTGCTTTAGGCACAGGAATATATGTTATCGCAGTCTTTTCAATTTCATAACCACGAACATATGCTTTGCCCGATTCAATACCGATAGCAAGTTTTGATTCATCCCCATTCATATTAATACCACGATTGTATACTGGTGTTATTTCATACTGCCAGTTAACACCAGTAGCACCTGGACCATCGAATGCAGATGAAGATGTATGCGTTGGAGGAGTTGTAATTGATGTTGCTGAATTTAAAGCAACATAAGTGTAACCACCGTATGAAACGATATCACCAATTAAGAATGCAGTATTAGAAGTCCACGTTCCACGATTATTGTTACGATGTTCACGAATATCAATACCAAAACCATTAACAGTATAATCACCAGACTCATCGAATGTGCGACGTGCCAGCTCATCGCCAAGAAAAGAATAATCAGTTTTTTCAACGATAGTCTTAATCTCACCATTTGTTACACGAATCAATTCTACAAAATTTGAATCTGATACTGAATCAATTGCAAGTTTCTTCAAAGTTAAATCAATATAATAACGATGAGCACCTGGAGCAGCATAGTTAAAACTATTTTGCGCATTATCAAGTAGAGTTTCGTCTTCTTCTGGAGTAACAATCTCTTCAGAGACGTTAAGACCAATACGATATGTTGGTGATGCAGTATATTTGTCAAGAACGATAGTTTGTGTATCAACTAAACAGAAATTACCATTAATATAATAAACACCAGAATTAACAGTTGCTGTTGAACCCTTGCCGATAGAGTTATTTGCAGAACCAACTTGAACAGAGTATACACTATCTTCAGTAATTAGAACTTCATTAACAGCAAAGGTTTTAGTTGTTTTATTTGTACCAGATTGTAGGTAGTTCAAATATAGCGTAGTTGGATCACTGGCTTCTGCGCTTTGAGTAAGAATTACTGTTGCTTTTACGCCAGTAGTTTGGCCAATTAAAGTTTTGCCAATTAAAGTTGTGCGGAATGTTTCGACAGCAACACCATTATATAAGGAGATTAGTTTTACGTAATCAGCACCCTTTCCAGGTTGTGTAATAGTCTGGATTGATGCTTGTCCAGGGATAACCATGGCACCTTGTTTAAAGATCGCATCACCATGGCGTTTAATTTGATTCTGCAGAATACTCTGCATTTGAGTTAGTTCGCGAGCCTGAACCGCAAATGAAGGGCGATAAAGAATACGGTAAAACTTTTTAGTTTCGTCGTAGTCGTCGTTATACGGTTCGGTATTGAAATCTAGCATTCTTTTACTCTTTAAGTTATTTGTTTATTTATGTTAAAAGTTTATAACAGTTCTTAGAGTCACGTTTTGGTCAGCAGTAGGAGTAAACGCTACTTTGTTATCTATGAATAGTAAGTGTCCTGAATATTTATCTGCTGTTGGAGCTGTTACACCTGATGCAGAGAAAGTATTTCCTGCAGCATTAACAAATGTATTACCAACTGCGGGAACTGCATTATCAATAGATTGTAATAGAACTCCCGTACTTGTCAAAGCAACAATTCTAAATAGTGCTCCAGTTGCGGAACCTAAGTTTACTTGCATATCTTGAGTAAAGTTATTAATATCAATAGTTCCAGCAATAACGTAGCAAGCAGACGCTAAACTAGAAGCCAAGTTACCAAATGCTCCAAATTTTCTTGGGTTTTTAATAAGTCCAAGTTGACGGAAGTCATTGTTTACAGTAAATCCTTGGTTAGCGTCCTTTGAGATGTTGCTGTAGAACATTAATTTCTTGGCAAACATACCAGTAATAGGATCTTTGCCGTGGCCACCATGTGGAGCCATTACAGCACGAGCAACAGCACCTTGACCACCACCTTGATTAAACGCTACGTTAGCATAACGATATCCAAGACCGTAGTTTAAAACTTCAATCTTATTTACTCTACCATTCACCACTCGAGCCATTGCAGAAGCGCCAGTTCCATCACCAGTAATAGTAATAGCAAAATCGGCACCATAACCATAACCACCAGAGATAACTGGGTAAGCCATAATACGACCATCAGGTGTCAACAATTCAGTGTTCGCTTGAAGCGTATTAATATCACCTGGAGACAAATCTGCAGTTAACTGAGCCAAAGTACCATTACCAGTTACAGTTAAGTTAGCGTATGT